CTGCTCAACAAACACTAGCTACTGGTGGTGATTCAATTGTTCTTTCTACACCTAATGGTGTGGGTAATTGGTTTCATCAACAATGGGTTGGTGCTGAAGATGGTACAAATGAGTTTAATACAATAAAGTTGCACTGGACAGACCATCCTGATAGAGATGAAACTTGGAGAAAAGAACAAGATAAAGTATTAGGTCCATCACAAGCTGCTCAAGAGTGTGATGCTGACTTCCTTACTTCAGGGCAATCTGTAGTTGATCCTAAAATATTACAATGGGATAAGGATGAAATGGTAGAATCTCCGGTAGAAGAACTGGGTATAGATAGAGGAATGTGGATATTTAGACAACCTGATTATTCTAAACAATATATAGTAGTTGCTGATGTAGCTCGTGGTGATGGAGCAGATTATTCGGCGTGTCAAGTATTTGAAGTTGAAGATATGGAACAAGTTGCAGAGTACAAAGGACAATTGGGAACTACTGAATATGGAAACTTCTTGATTGAAGTTGCAACTAAATACAATGATGCGTTATTAGTAGTTGAGAACAACAACATTGGTTGGGCTACAATACAAACAATTATAGATAGAGGATATAAAAATTTATTCTATCAATCAAAAGATATGCAAGTTGTTGATACAGAACATTCTATGAGTAATAAATATAGATCTCAGGATAAAAGTATGGTGCCTGGATTTTCAACAACTTTAAAAACAAGACCACTTATTGTGGCGAAGATGGAAGAATATACAAGAGAAAAATTAGTAAAATTACATTCAAACAGACTTTTGGACGAGCTGTTTGTATTTGTATACAAAACAACCATAGTTAATTCCAAGGCGGAAGCTATGGACGGTTATAATGATGACTTAGTTATGTCTTATTCAATAGCTTTATGGGTTAGAGATACTGCATTGAGATTACAGAAAGATAGAAATGACCAACAATGGGGAATGATGGATTCTATGTTGAAAAACAATGGTAATAAAGTTGATCATGCTACAGGTTTCAATAAAGGAACTAATAAACCACAACACGACCCATGGAAATGGGGTAAAATAGGTGATGAAGACGAAGATTTAACTTGGTTAATAAAATAAAGAGGTAAAAATGGCGGAAAGAAAAAACGAAAATATATTTAATAGATTAGGAAAACTATTTAGAAGTAACATTATTATAAGAAAAGATGATGATGATAAACTAGTAGTGAAAGATCTAGATATGAGCAAAACTAGTTTAAACACTAATTTCATAGATAGATATACTAGAATGATGAGTAGGCAACAACTAACTGCGAATTTACAAAATCCAACTTTTAGTGCTCAGAGAACTGAATTGTTTAAAGATTATGAGTTAATGGATTCGGATCCAATTATATCATCAGCTCTTGATGTTTATTCAGATGAATCTACAGTAGATAATGTACAAAACGAAATTTTAAAAATAAAAACAGATAATCCTAAATTGTATAAAATTCTTCATAATTTATTTTATGATGTATTGAATATTGAATTTAATATGTGGTCTTGGATAAGAAATTTAGTAAAATATGGAGATTTCTTTTTAGAATTAGATATAGTTGATAAATATGGTATCGTTAATGTTAAACCAATGTCAGTTTATGATATGGAAAGAATGGAAGAACATGACCCTGAAAATCCTCAACTTGTACAATTTAGATTAGAGGGAAATCAGGGTGAAATGAAAGAAAACTATGAAATAGCTCATTTTAGATTATTATCAGATGCTAATTATCTACCTTATGGTAAGTCAATGTTAGAAGGTGCTAGAAAAATATTCAAACAATTAACTCTTATGGAAGATGCTATGTTAATTCACAGAATTATGAGAGCACCAGAAAAAAGAGTATTTAAAGTTGATATAGGAAATATTCCACCAAATGAGGTAGAAAATTTTATGAACAAACTTATCAATAAAATGAAAAAAATACCAGTTATTGACCAAAAAACTGGTGATTATAATCTTCGATATAATGTTGAATCTGTTACTGAAGATTTTTTCTTACCAGTTCGTGGTTCGGATAGTGGAACATCAATCGAACCATTACAGGGATTAGCTAATGATGGTCAGATTGATGATATAGAATATTTACGAAACAAAATGATGGCAGCTCTTAAAATACCAAAAGCATTTCTTGGGTATGAAGAAGGTGTCGGTTCAAAGGCTACTTTAGCAGCAGAAGATGTTAGATTTGCAAGAACAATTGAAAGATTACAAAAAATAGTTGTAGCTGAATTGGAAAAGATTGCAGTTGTTCACTTGTACACACAAGGATTTGAAGATGCTGAATTATTAAAATTTGATTTGGAATTGACAAATCCATCTATGATTCATATGCAAGAAAAATTAGAACTATTGACACAACAAATAGAAGTTGCTAATAATATGATGGAAAATAAATTAATGTCCCGTGAATGGATATATGATAATATTTTTGAATTAAATGACCAAGAAAAAGATCAAGTTTTTGATGGTATCATTGAAGATAGAAAACAAGCATTTAGGATGGAACAAATTGAACAAGAAGGTAACGACCCTGCTAAAACTGGAGAAAAAGAAGATACAGACGGTAATGGGTCTTTAGGTGAATCTGATTGGGGTGGTAGTGAAAAAGATAGATTTGCTAAAGATGTCAATCCACATGGAGCATCTGGCGAAGATATAAAAAAAGCTACTTCATATCAAAGAGAACGAAGTGGTAAAAGAGATTTTAAACATGGAAGTCCTTTACATCCAGGAAAAGGTTCAACTTTAGTGAGAGCGGAAAATATATTAGCTCAACTTAAGAAAAAATATGGTAATAAAAGAAAAAATAATGGATTATTGAATGAAAATTCATTAATAGATGACGAAAATTAATAATAAAAACTAATAAATATTTGTATTTTTATATTTATATATGATAATTTATATTAATATAAATATTTGTTAAAGAATGGAGAACAAAGAATGGCGAACATAAAAAGACTTAAACATTCTAAAATTAAGAATACTGGTTTGATGTTTGAATTGTTACTTAGACAGATAACTGCAGATGTCTTAAACAAGGATGAACGGGGCGGTGCGGTGAAGATCGTTAAGTCTAGGTTTACGGAAACAACTGAACTAGGTAAAGAATTGCAATTATATCAAGTACTTATCAATCAAAGATTTAAATCTGATAAACAAGCAGATTATTTCATAAATGAAGTTTTATCTCGAAGAGCAACTCTAAATCATAGTCAGTTAAGAAGAGAAAAATATAATGTTATAAGGGATATAAAAGAAAATTATAATGTAGATAAATTCTTTTCATCAAAAGTTCCAGAATATAAAATTTATGCTTCTATTTATAAATTATTTGAATACGCCAGTTCAATATCTCCAGAAGAAAAAACAGAATCATTTTTTAATATATTAGAACATGTTACTACTAATAAATCAACTGATGTAATATCTGAAAATAATAGCAAAGATTCTGATTTAAGAATATTATCATATAAGATTTTACTTGAAAAATTCAATAAAAAATATTCCAAATTAGATTCGAATCAGAAAACATTATTAAAAACATATATTAACAATGTATCCAATACAAATCATTTAAAAGAATATGTAGAATCTAAAATACCAGAAGTAAAAAGAGATATAAAAAAATTAGAAAATAAAGTTAAAGATAAAGTTGTTAAAATAAAATTAAAGGAAGCTTTAAATTCTATAAATAAGTTCTGTGGAGTAGGTAAATCTAAATTAGTAAAAGATACTACTGTAGTTCAGATGATGAGATATTTTGAACTTGTAAAGGAACTTAAAAAAGTTGGAAGATAAAGTAAGAAATATTATAGCTAAAATTATAGCCGAAGTTCTACAGGAGGAGGAAGAACTTGAGGAAGCGACTACAACTGCAGATATAGAGGGGTATAATACCCCATTTGCATTTGGTGGTAAAGATAAAAGTAGTAAAAAAAAGAAAAAAGAAATTTCAACAAATAGCACTGGTTATAAAATAGTAAAGGAAAGTATAGATGATAAGGATATCAAATATATTAAATCCTTAATTCGAGATACTGTTGCTAATATCCTAAGAGATATATGGCTAAAAAGAAGTGCTTGGAAAAAAGGCACAAAATAGGAGAAGAGTATAATGAGACCTCATATACATGGATATAATAATAATACACAAAGCTTCCAAAATACTGGAAGTAGTCCTCTTGAACAAAATTTGGCTGAAGGGAGTAGTACATATGACGGAATGATAATTGATCAGCCAGCTGGTAATAAAATTTATGAACAACCTAGTTCTGTATATATTAGAGATTTTGAAGGTGAAGATATATTATTTAATTTTACTACAACTGGTTCAATTGGAGACAGTGTAGGGACTAATGGTACTTGGATAAGCTTCGGAAGTGCTTCAGATGGTGTATATGGTACGGG